ACATCAAATAAAAAAGTTGTAGAATTTTATGATAAACATACTGAACAAATTACTTTTACAAAAGATGAAAGAATTTCTGAAAAAAAAAGAATTATTCAATTAATTAGTGATTTTATTGAAGCTAATAAAGAAATTGTTAGACCCGTTGTTAATGATAAACTCCTTGATTCATTAAAAGAATTTCGCTTAGAAAAATCTAAAAAAAATTCTATACCTGCCTATTGTGTTTTGACAAATGAAACATTAAATCTAATATCTACAAATATCCCAAATAATATTTCTGAATTATCAGATATTAAAGGTATTGGAAAAAATAAATTAGCATTGTATGGTGGAGAAATTATATCAATTATAGAGCAGGGAAATCATCAGTAGAATCAAGATTGTAAGTAGCTATATTCTTATATTCTTTTGGACCATTATTCTTCATTGTTGGCGGAGTATAAATACTCTGTGGATTACCATTTTTTGCTTGAACCTGCGGTTGATAATCTTTTACTAGAATAGGTACACAAATAATATCCTTACCCTCAAGATTATATCTGTTAAATGGAAAATTATCCATTGTCCTTGGAAGAATACCCTTCTCAAGATTCATCTTACCAAGACCACGAATAGGTCTTTCAATCTTGAAATCAAGATCAATATATTGAGAATCAAGTTTAAGATTCTTAATAATGAGATTTTTTAGATCAAGCATAGAACCAGTCTCTTTCAACTCTGCTTTGTTTTCTGTTTCGTTATACTTGATGGTAAAGGTAATCATGTTTGTTTATTATTTTAACAAATTAATTTTCAAATTTATTTATTCGATCAATTAAGATACATATTCTATTTGTTAGTAAAATATTACCTTCAAGAATAATAAACCATTCTGTAAGAATACTAATTATTTTTTCTTTGTTTTCTGTTATTTTTATATTCCAAATATCTTTTAAAGACTTTTTCATTTTAAAATTATTAAAATCAATATCTAATTTTAATGAATGATCGTCAATAGAAAATATTTTACCATCTTTATGAATAAAATTTCTCGCACAAATATCATTTGCTCCAACTAATAATTTAAGTAAATATTGTTCAAAAATTTCAATAAAAGATTTATCTATCATCTCAAACTCAACATTACAATTTTCACCTGAATAAATATAAACATTTCCTTCTAATTTTGATGATTTTAATGTTTTTAAACTAGGATCATAATCCAATAAACTATCTGATTTCATCCAATTTTGATTAAATAAATTAATACATTCAACATTTAAATGATTCATTTTTAATCGTTTTTTTATTGTTTCTGTTCTCATTATTTGTTTTCTCATTTTACCTGTCATTGGTCCTTTTAAGACATATTTTTTATTATCTTTTTTTGATGTAACATAATAAACACATGGATTATTTTTTCTTGTTAAAAGTTGTGTTTGTATTACATTTTTAAAACCTGGTAAAACTTTTTCATCTTTTAAATCAGGTAAATCTTTTTCATCCCATTTTTTATATAATTCTTTTGTTTTTCCATTACCTAAATTTTTCTCATCGTCTAAATAAACTTTCTTACATTCTTCAGCATATCTATCTATACAATCACTCCACATATCTTCATAAATAGCTTCATTTACAACCAAACTATTATCAAAGAAGAATTGATATCCTTTTGTACCTCCTGAAACATGTTTATCTTTGACCCAAAAAGGTATTTCAACAAATTTTTTAGGTTCAGGGAGAATAATATCATTTATAGAATATTCTTGTTTTAATTCTGGTCTACGTTTCCACATAATTAATGAAGACCATACTAGATTATTTTTTGAAGAATAATTATACATTTTATTATATTTTCCTAAAAATTGTTTAATAGATTCATAATCTTTTTTTCTTACAAATTCAGTTAATTTCATTGCTTCTAATAATTCTTCATTATCAGTTTTAAGATTATTCATACTATAATGTAATGCTAAACGACTTAACCATGCACTATCATGTGTTTTTTTTAGTTTACAACAAATTATAACATATTTAAATAAATCTTCATCTTTACAATTCATAATTTCTTCACTTAAATCCAAATGACAGATATCTTCATTAACAACATAAACTAATCTTTTTCTTAAAGAATTTTTAGTAGCTTCATTATATAATATTTGTGAATAATACAGGCATTCTTTTTCTAATCCTCTTCTTATACATTTCTGTATAATAGAGTATATTAAACCAACATTACCTTCAGATGTGCTTTTTCGTAAGAATGCCATTAGTTTTATAAGTTTTATATAAAAGAATTCAAATTTTTTTATATTTATTATTATAATATGAGTAAAAGTTGTCTTACATGTCAAATCCATGATAAATTCAATAAGAAAACAGTTCCTAAATGGTATAAAGATATAGGTAATGATTCATTACTGCCACCTATCTTAAATTCTGATAATATTTATAAAATGAAAAATATCAAAAAATTCAAGAAAGAGATTCCTAAAATAACTGATATTGAAGTCAAAGTAGAAATTGATGATGAAGAACCTAATAAATGGTTATTTTACTGGGCATCAAATCCACAAGAAGATTATACTTTTATTAAAGATCCTGTTAAAGCCTATGATAATGAACAGAACCATGGATTAGTTAAATTAGATAAAAATGGTAAAGCAAATATTACTTTAAATTGTCCCCAACCATACAAAGTTGATAATATTACTTATCCAAGACATGTTCATTATACGATTGAAGAAGATGGTGAATGGTCTGATAATATTAGAACTTATATTATAACATGTCATGTTAATTATGAACAAATGCAAGATATTATGAAAAGTAAATCTCATATTATTTTGAATGCTTTAGATGATAAAAGTTTTGATGATAATCATATCCCAAATAGTTTTAATTTATATCATGCTTCTATGGAAAAAATAAATAAAAGTAGAAAGAAAAATATGATAAAGAAATTTATTAAAAATATTTTAAAACATTACCCTGATCTTGAAAGATTAGTTGATTTAGGTAAAAAAGATCCTAAACGTCTAGATATTCTTGATGTGCCTATTGTAACTTATTGTTCTAATGAAAAATGTAATGCAAGTAAAAAATTATTAGATCATATTGTAGATTGCGGTTTTACAAATGTATTAGAATATCCTGGTGGGATTAAAGAATATATAGGGAAAAATAAAAAATCTAAAAAATCTATGGATACTTCAACAAAAGATATTGTTGTTGATAAAGATGATGAAGAAACTGAAGTCATAGAAATACTTGAAGATAGTGATTTATCTGATGATTTATATAATTTAGATATAACATTAGAAAGATTAATTTATGAAGATATTAAATATTATCATAATATTGAAAATGAAGAAGTTTATGATTCGGAAAAAAATCTTGTAGGTTTATGGGATGCTACTAAAATAAAATGGGATACCGATGATGAAAAATATAAACATGAAAAACGGGTTGAAAAGAAACATGAAGGTGAAGAAGAAGAAGAATCTAAACCTGTTGTTAAAAAGAAATCAGACGATAAAAAAGAAGTCTCCGATAAAAAAGGTAAGATGAAAAAAAATGTTAAAGTTGTTAAACAAGAAGAAGTTAAACAAGATAAATTACAAGAACTCAAAAATATCCTTGGAAATAAAAAAGCAAATGTTACTAAAGGGCAAAAACCTAAAAATACTTTCTTTGATAGTGTTACTGTAAAAGATAAAAATTATATTTCACAAGAAAGATTTAATGAACAACATATGGGTTGGGGTTTAACTTTCTTTACATAAATTTGATTAATAATGTATTATTATATAAAAATATGACTGAACGTTGTTCTTGTGAAGGTTGTAAAAAGAAGTTGAAACTTATCCATTTTGATTGTCAATGTGGTGGGAAATTCTGTTCAACACATAGATATATGAATGCCCATAATTGCCCTTTGATCCAAAAGAAAAAAAATACCTGTAAAGAAACTATAAAAGCTAATAATCCTGAAATTAACTTTGATAAAGTAATTAAAATATAATATATATATATATCATGTCTTCAATAGATTTTTTTTTAAGAATGCTTGCCGACGATAACTTAATTACTGTATTGTATTATAAGATTTATAGTAGAATGAAATTAAGGTCTAGTATTGTAAAATCTTGTAGAGCTTATCAATTAACTGTAATTTTGACTTTAATATATTTAGATAAATATAAGATAGATATAAATGCTATTATTGATGATGAATATCATGGACATCAATTAAAAAAAAGTATAATGTCCGTTCACACTCGGACAATACAACAAATATTAAATAAAATAAATGAAGATAAAAGTTTAAAACTACATAAAATAATTTTTGAAAATAAAAAAATTGATTCAGAAATGATAACTATTTCAGAATTTAATCATGATTTATTTATAGATATAAATGATTCATTAAGTATATGTCCTTTATGTATATATTCAAATTCAGGTGAAAAAATTGGTGCGATAGTTCATTATTTTACAATGATAAAGTGTCTAGGTGTAATGTATCTTTCAAGTAGTTATGGTTCAGATTATGTTTCAGTACCTCCTAAAATTATAGTAATAGAAGATTTATCTGAATTAAATATGTTTTTAACTAATTTACCAAAAATTAAATCAATTGATAATGAAGATGATTTTAATGAAATAAGGAAATTATTTGTTAAATTTTTTTTACCTCATGGAAGGAGTAAATCATATGATACAGATACAATTGATGAAGAACCTCATCTTAAATTTAAAATGTTAGATTTTGAAAAAGGTAAAGAATTAGAATGGAATTATATCAAAGATAATTTATATAGTTTTTCAGTAGCAAAAATAGTAAATTATGTAGTTGAATTAGATTCTTTATTGGATGTAAAAAAAGATCTTTGTGATATATTAATTCATGGTAGTAAATCTAGAAAATCTAGAAAAAGAAAATCTAGAAAAAGCAAATCTAGAAAAAGAAAATCTAGAAAAAGAAAATCTAGAAAAAAGAAATCTAAAAAAAGAACAACTAAAAGAAAATATAAACGTAAATATAAAAGATAATCTAATCCAACTTGAAACTATGATAATTCATTATTTTCTTAATACCATTTTGAACTTTTTTTTCGTTCATTTCAATTTCACCAACAAGAAATTGAAGTAGTTCCGCCATATTTTTTTGTGAAGTATGAATTATAATATTATCTACTGTAATCTTATCTCTCCACATCAAGAAAATTTCTTTTGATTTATGGAACAATTCCAAATAACCCTCAGGATATTCATACTTTGTATTTTTCATAATTTCTTCAATTGTTCCATATTTCTTAAATAATTTTAGTGCTGTAACATTACCTACCTTTGGTACTGAATCACAATAATCACAACCACAAAGAATACAAAATTCAATAAATTGATCTTGAGTTATACCAAGTTCTTTAATAAGTATTTCATGATCAATAATTGATATAATGTCTTTTCTCTTCAATGATTTATCAATACAATTACGAATCAACTTTGGACAACCATATACCATAGTATCCATATCTTCTGTTAAAACATAATCCACATAACCTATTCTACATAATTCACTCGCATAAGCTTCGCCTTCTCCATCAGGATGAATCCATGATACACCTAGTAGATTTAGTAGTTTCTTAACATCATCTATCATTTCTCTTGTTAGACGTAAAGACGCTTTTTCATATTTGTCTTTATCTTCTTGAGTTTCTGAATTATCCATTTTCATTTTTGCATTATCAGCTTTCTTTCTTCTATCCTTAATTGTTTCTGACTTAATATCAGGGGGTTTCCCATCAAAGATAAATATCATCTCAATATCCAATGATAGATAATTTACAATCTTATAAAATATACCTGAAAGATGATTTGTGATTTTACCCTTACTATTCTTAAATAGTGGTCTATCGCCTATATTCAAAAGATTCTGATAAATAATAAGAGAAGCATCTACTGCTACTTTTTTACCACTAAGTCTATGAAGATTTTCATGTGTAATTGCATCTGGTGAATTTTTCTTAATTGTTTGTGTCAATCCTTTGATTCCCATTTTGGTTTTATTATTTAATTTAAATTAATTTTCAAATTTTAAATAATTTTCTAAATAGTTTTGAAACATACATATCAGATTCAAAGAATTGTTCTTGAGACAAATTATTAAACCAATAGTTTTCAGAATCTTTTAATGCTATGTGGTAAGGAAATGAAATAAGAGTTAAATTATTAGGATTTTTATAACGAATATCTTGTTTACCTAAATAATCTTTTACAGTAATACGATTATTTAAAATATCTTTTGATCCATCATGTTCACAACAATAATGATAATGATCATATTTATTGTTTAATAATATTTCTGACATAATTTCTTCGCCCTTTGATTCAGATGGATTATTATCATAAACAACGACTTCTAACATTTTTTGTTTATATAATTTAATAAAATCTGATTTATATTTACTTCCTAATATAAAACTACCAGGATAATTTCTATTTTTACATGAAGGTGTTAATACAGATGAACCAAATGTTACTAAATCAAAAGTATTTACATTCATTAATACAGATAAAATATTATTGTAAACAATTGTACCAGGGGATAAAAATAACCCACCATTTTTATCTAAAACATAAGCAGCTAATAAATCTACTCTAAATTTGAGTGGATATTCTGAGTCTGCTTTCATACAAATAGGAAAATCATCTACATAATTAGAATAATTATCAGGTGTTAAAATAATTAAATCCGTTTGAATTCCATCAATTTTGCGTTTCATTAATTCAATACATAATTTATAGAATATAGGTATAGAATCTTCTTTACTTAATAATTGAATCTTTTTTTCTTTATTATAATTATCAGGTAATTCAATATATGTAAAAACTTTATATGATTTTATAGGATTTACTTCATTTAAATCTTTAACTATAGGATTATCAATACGATTCATCATATTACATAGAACATAAAATGCTAATAAACTTAAAAGTATTAAAATTTTCTTGTTCATTTATATATATAAATATATTTTATATATCACAGAGTGGACATAATTTCTTTTTTTTAAACCATTCTACTAAACAAGTTTTATGATATGTATGACCACATCCTAATACAATTACTGTTTCATTACATTTCATAGAATCTAAACAAATAATACACTCATTATTTTCAAAATCTTTTTGAACTACATATTCTATATAATTTTTTTCAGGTTTTTTAGGAGGATCTTTTTTTTTAGAAACACATAGAAAATTCCGGAACATGTGTTAATATATTAAAAATAATATAAATATATTTCTTATATGGATTTTAATTCTATTATCAAAAAAAGTGTTATTGATGTTTGCAAAGAAATTAAAAAAGAAGATAATATGAATGTAATTAAATCAGATGTTTTAAATCCTGTTATCGAACATGTTGTGATGCAATTATCCCCATATTTTTTTAAATGTGGAATAGTATTTGCTGTTTTATTGATTTTTATAATAATATTGATATTTCTTAATTTAAGGATTATTTATAAATAAAATATATAATGTCAACTTTTAACAGAGATATATTAGAATGGATTAATTATGATAATACAATTAAAGCTAAAAATGATGATATAAAAGAATTACGTTTAAAAAAAGATAATTTAGAAACTTCTATTCTTCAACATATTCAAGAAAATAATATGGAAGATAATGTTTTTAATATTACTTCTATGAATACACAATTAAAAGTTAATAAAACAAATACAAAAGAAACTATTTCTTATAAATTCTTAGAAACAACTTTAATGAAATATTTTAATAATGAAACAAAAACAAAAGAATTGTTAGATTGTATTAAAAATAATCGTAATTGCGTTGAAAAAATTAATTTACGAAGAAATTAATTTCTATGNTAATANAAATGGCTGATATAAAATTACAAAAATTAGAATTTTTTATAAATAAATCTTTGTTTTTACTTGGTGAAGAAGTCGAAAACCCCAAAGCACCCCAAAGAGATGATGAACAAGATATCAAAGTTTTTGAGAGCCTTAATACTTCAATTTTAACAAAATTTGCAGATCTTTTTAATTTGAAGAAAATAGAAGAATGGATTCAGGTAAAAGAAGCAGAAGCAGAGACTAGAAGAGAAGCATTTGATTCTGGCGATTTTTCGGCCTACGATGAATTTTTGAAAACAGAAATAAAAGGAAAAGAGGAAAAGAAAAAAGAGCTTTTATTGACGATTATAAAACTTATGAAAAGTCAATATGAATTTGTAATTCGTAATAAGGATTCAGAGATTGTTGCTGAAAAAGCAAATTTACGAACAGAATTACAAACTGAACATGATTCTGCCTCGGCAGAATTAAAAGCAGCAAATGAAGGTCAAAAAAAAGCAGTCGCAATAAGTATATTATCAAGAAAGGTAGGTAAATTAAATACAATCCCCGGAGAAGAATCCGCAAATCTAAAGGAATTTATTGAAACAGAAATATCATCGTTAGATGGAGATGGAAATTTTGATCAAGGAGACTTTATAGGAAAATTAGATAAAATAAGGTCTGCTTTTGCAAAAATTTACGAAAAAAAAGCAGAAGAAGAACAAAGTTCATGTGACGCTACTTTAGATAATTTACAAAAATTTTTTGGTGAAATAGGGGGGGGTGTATTGACAGGCGGCGGCGGCAGTTCACGAAGATCAATTAAAAGAACCATGAAAAAACGTAAAAGGACAAACAGAAAATTAAAGAAAAGATCAAGAAAAAACAGATCAAGACAAAACAGATCAAGTAAAAGAAGAACAAGTAAAAGAAGAACAAGGAGTAGAAGATAAATATTTTTTTTTAATTTATTTTGTTTATTATATATTATATAATATATGACTAGAACAATAAAAAAAAGAAAGTTTCGTAAAAGGACTATTCATAAAGAAAAAGTTCTACATAAAAGCAAGAAAAAGGAAAAAAAGAAAACTATTCGTAAAGTAAGGAGAAGAAATAAAATTGGAGGGGCGGAGGGATCCACACCGGATTCAAGTACTCTTAAAAATTTAAACAATGAATTACAAACCGCTAAACAAGAATTTAAGGTAACTCAAGAGGAAGTCAGCAGGAAACGTATAGATCTGGCAACAGCGAAACAGGTATACCTACGATTAGACGCCCAACTGGAAATTATTCCCTCAAGTCGCACCGAAATAGAAAAACAGGAACTAAAAACCAATGTTGATGAATATAAAAAAAAATACATAAAAAGTAAAATAGCTTATGAAGCTGCTGAGAGAGATAAGGCAGCTGCGGAGAAAAATTTAAAGAAGTTAAAAGGACAGGCGGAGCAAATGATAAAGGGCTTAACAGAGAAGCATATTAACGCACAGATGATGGCTGCCGTTTATAGACGGGACGAAGCTCCAGAAAAAATTGAACGTTTAAAAGCACGTATTAGTAATAAACAAAATTATATTGATGGTGTTGGTGGGTTGTGGGGGGTTTACGAGGAAGCAAGAGACATAATAACGGGGGTAAATCAGGTGGCGTACAAATCAAATAATAAAGCATCGCAACTCGCTAAGAAAATTTTTGAAAACATGGGGGGGGTGCCAGAGGAGGTGCCAAAGGATGACGATTTGAAGTTGGAGGCACTGGAGAAGCTCGAGAAACATTACTATGAAGCAAAATCAAATGAACAAACCGCTATAAACGATATGAAAGAACAGATTAAGATCGCGGAGGAAGTCAAAGCGCAAGCAAAAATTGATATTAAAGATTTGATAAATGTGGAAAAAGCAACGAAAGAGATATTGAGTACGATAGAACAAATACGAGCGGAAGATATAGATAAAAAAGTATCGACAGGTACCCTGCAAAAGCTAGAAGAAGAGAGGGGCCAAAAAGTGAT